CCTGGCGGCGGCGCATCGCCTTCGCCTTCCTGTTCCCGCAACGCTGAGACCACACCATGGCAACGCTTGTCCTTGGCGCGGCCGGCGCCGCCATCGGCGGTTCGATCGGTGGCGCGATCCTTGGCGTCAGCGCCGCGACCATCGGCGGCTTCGTCGGCTCGACCATTGGGTCGGTCGTTGACAGCTGGATCGTGTCCTCGCTCGCGCCGACGCAGCGCATCGAGGGCCCGCGGCTCGACAGCCTTCGGATCACGTCCTCGACCGAGGGCGCCGTCGTCCCGCGCGTCTACGGGCGGATGCGGATGGGCGGGAACGTGATCTGGGCGACCGACTTCCGCGAGGAGACCAAGACCACCACGCAGGGTGGCGGCAAGGGCGGCGGAGGCGGCAAGGTCAAGACGACCGAGTATCTGTACTACGCCAGCTTCGCCGTCGCCTTGTGCGAGGGCCCGATCACCGGCATCGGCCGCATCTGGGCCGACGGCAAGCCGATGGACCTCTCCGGCGTCACCTGGCGCTGGTATCCCGGCGACGAGGCGCAGATCGCCGATCCGTTCATCGCCGCGAAAATGGGGGCGGCCAGCACGCCAGCCTATCGCGGCACGGCCTATGTGGTCTTCGAGGAACTGGCGCTCTCGACCTATGGCAACCGTCTGCCGCAGCTGTCCTTCGAGGTGTTCCGGCCGCTCGCCGATCCCGACACCGCCGAGGGGCTGACCCGCGCCGTCACCATGATCCCGGCCTCGGGCGAGTTCACCTACGCGACGCAGGCCATCCGCAAGACCGATGGCGGCACGACGGTGCCCGAGAACCTGAACGCGCTGCCGGATGCAACGGACATGGTGGAGTCACTGGACCGGCTTCAGGCCATGGCCCCGGCGGTCGAGAGCGTCAGTCTCGTCGTGGCGTGGTTCGGCGACGATCTGCGCGCGGGCGCCTGCAAGGTGCGGCCGGGCGTCGAGGTGTCGGCCAAGTCGACCACGCCCGCCAGCTGGTCGGTCAATGGCGTCAGCCGGGCCAGCGCGCATCTGGTCAGTCGCGACGCCGAAGACCGGCCAGTCTATGGCGGCACGCCTACGGATTTCGCAGTGGTGCAGGCGATCCAGGAGATGAAGGCGCGCGGGTTGCGGGTGACTTTTTACCCGTTCCTGCTGATGGATGTTCCGCCCGGCAACACCCTGCCGAACCCCTACAGCGCCAACGCCGCTGCACCCGGTCAGCCTGCGTTCCCTTGGCGGGGGCGGATCACCTGTTCCCCGGCTGCTGGCTTTGTCGGTTCGGTCGACAAGACCGGCACGGCGGCAACGCAGGTTTCCGCGCTCTTCGGCGCGGCGACGCCGGGGAATTTCAGCGTGTCAGGCGAGAGCGTCACCTTCGCCGGCTCGCCTTCCGACTGGGGCCTGCGCCGCATGGTGCTGCACTACGCCCATCTTTGTGCGGCGGCAGGCGGGGTCGATGCTTTCCTGATCGGCACCGAGATGCCAGGCCTGACCACCATCCGGTCAGCGGCCAGCACTTATCCAGCCGTCACTGCCTTGAAGACCCTCGCGGCCGATGTGAGCGCCATCCTCGGCGCTGGTACCAAGATCGGCTATGCCGCCGACTGGTCGGAATACTTCGGCCACCATCCGCAGGACGGCAGCGGCGATGTTTATTTCCACCTCGACCCGCTCTGGTCAGACGCCAACATCGACTTCGTCGGCATCGACAACTACCTGCCGCTGTCCGACTGGCGGGACGGTTTCGACCATGCCGATGCGCTTGACGGCTGGCCCGCGATCTACGACCGTGCCTATCTGCAATCCAACATCGCGGGCGGCGAAGGCTTCGACTGGTTCTATCCCAGCGCCGCTGACCGCTCTGCGCAAGTCCGCACGGCCATCACTGATGGCGCGGCGGGCAAGCCGTGGGTCTTTCGGCCCAAGGACATCCGCGCCTGGTGGACGAACTTGCACTACAACCGGCCGGGCGGGGTGGAGAGCGGCTTGGCCACCGCATGGGTGCCGCAATCGAAACCCATCCGTTTCACCGAACTGGGTTGCCCCGCCATCGACCGGGGCACAAATCAGCCCAACGTCTTCTTCGACCCGAAGTCTTCAGAAAGCTTCACGCCGTACTTCTCGCGCGGATGGCGCGACGATGCGATCCAGCGCGCTTATCTGGAAGCCAGCTACCTGCATTGGGGCGACCCGGCCAACAACCCGCTGTCGTTTGTCTACGGCGGCCGCATGGTGCATGTGCCGGAATGCGCCGCCTGGACCTGGGACGCGCGACCCTATGACCAGCGGGTTGAACTTCTAGGGTCGGACGGCCTTCTGCAGGCGCAGAACATGCTGGAGAATACCGTGGTCAAATCCACTACGGCGGGCGTGACAGGGGCGAAACCGACCTACTTCTTTCTGGAACGGTACATGCCTGCATACGCCGCCGAATGGGCCGTCTTTGTGACTGCCGTTGCTGCAGGTTCGGCGATGCCGATAACGCTGGACGATGGCGTGGCGGCTCTCGCGATGGCCGAAGCGGCCACTCTGTCGGCAAAGGCAGGACAAGCAGTGAGCATGGCATCAGTTATCGGCTGATAGACCAGCGTTCTTCGACCGCTCCTTAAGTGTAAGTGGCGGCCAAGAACCAGAATGAATTGAAAGGCGCGCGCACATAGCGGAACTTTCGATGCTTTCTGCAGTTCTCAAAACATCAGAGAAGGTTCGACGGCAGTCACGTTCCCTCCGCCACTTGCCCCCGCGAAAGCGTTCTCCCGATCCGGCTGCGGCCGGATTTTTCCGTTGTTTTCGAGGGTTATGCGGGTGGGGCTGAGCACTGGCCTCTGCGCCAGGTGGCCCGGAAGCGTTCTCTCAGGGCCGATATTCTCCGGACCTAATGACTGCGCCGATTTGGTAAAGTTCTGCAAGATACTGACAGGTATTGATTATTTTCTGACCCGGATGAGCACTTCGACGAGAGGGGCGTTTGCGGGATGGAACCGGGGTCGAACTTTCGCCGGAGTTGGTTCCGTGAAAGCGCGATGCTCGACTTCTGAGCAAAGCGATTGCCACAGTGCCGCATCGGTTTGTGGCACGCCGAGCCATCAATCCGACCCAGCGTCTAGACCGAGAGGCAAAGGTGGCAGACCGAGTTCCTCAAGATACGCGTTGTGCGTCTTCGCCGCGGACTGGATTTTTTTCTGAAGAGCGCCAAGCTGGCCGTGCACAATGGCAAGCTCGACTTCCTGCTCGGCTCCGGCCGTGCTCACATAGCGAGAGATGTTGAGATTGAAGTCATGCTCCCTCTCGATCTCCTCGAGACTGATCACCCGCGAATAGCGGTCTTCTTCCTTGCGGTGCTTGTAGGTTTCGACGATCTTGTCGATGTGCTCGGGCAGAAGCGCATTCTGCCGCTTGCCTGGCTGAAAATGCTCGGCCGCGTTGATAAACAGCACGTCATCGGTCCGTTTGCACTTTTTCAGCACCAGGATGCACACAGGGATTCCGGTCGAGTAGAACAGCTTGGCCGGCAGGCCGATCACGGTGTCGATATTGCCGTCCTTCAGGAGCTTGGTGCGGATCGATTTCTCGGCGCCGCCCCGGAACAGAACGCCATGAGGCAGGATTATCGCCATGGTTCCGTCCTTAGCTAGGAAGTGGAACCCGTGCAGCAGAAAGGCGAAATCTGCTGCCGACTTGGGCGCGAGGCCGTGGTCCTTGAAGCGGAAATCCTTCGCTATTTCCTCGGTCGGATTCCAGCGGTAGCTGAAGGGCGGGTTAGCGACCACTGCATCGAACTCGACCTTTTTCGCTGGGTTCGGCTCGCGCAGGATGTCCCAGTCGTTTTCCAAGCTGTCGCCATGGTGGATGTCGAACTCGCTGTCCCGCATCCCGTGCAGCAGCATGTTCATCCGGGCGAGGTTGTAGGTGGTGATGTTCTTCTCCTGCCCGTAGATCTTTCCGATACCATGTTTACCCATGTGCCTTCGCACGTTGAGAAGCAGTGAGCCCGAGCCGCAGGCGAAATCGTAGACGCGGTTCAGCTTGTCGCGCTTGCCCGATGCCGGGTCCTGACTGTCAAGCGTCACGATGCCCGACAGTATGCTGGAGATCTGTTGCGGGGTGTAGAACTCGCCAGCCTTCTTGCCTGATCCCGCGGCAAACTGGCCGATCAGGTATTCGTAGGCATCGCCCAGAAGGTCACGTTCGCTGGGGAACCCGGCGAGCCCTTCGGCGATCTTCTGGATGATCGTGCAAAGCCGCGCGTTGCGTTGCGGATAGGTCCTGCCCAGCTTGTCGGAATCGAGGTTGATCTCGGAAAAGAGACCCTGAAAGTTCGAAGAGAAGGACTCGGTCTCGATGAACCTGAAGCCGGCTTGCAGTGTCCTGAGAAGCGCGTCGCTCTGTATACGGGCCATCTCGGCGATGGAACTCCAGAGGAATTCGGGTTTGATGACGTAATGCACTTTGCGGCGCATCACCGCCTCGAATTCCGCCGTGTCCTCCGGGTTTCGGTCATACCAGACGGCGAGCGGCGAACGGCGGTCGTTTGTCGGCAATTCGGGCCAGTCGGCTCCAAGCTCAGTCTTGGCTGCGTCCTCGTAATTGTGCGACAGATACCGCAGGAACAGGAACGAAAGCATGTAGTCGCGGAAATCGTCCGCGTTCATCGCGCCGCGCAGTTCGTCGGCGATGGCCCAGAGTGTCCTGCCCAGCCTAATCTGGTCCTGTTCGGTCATGCTGCTGTCTCCTCTGCTTCAACCACAGGGAAAAGTTCGGGGTTGAAGCGATAGTCGTTCATGAAGTTCTCGAGTATCTTGCGGAAGATGTCCTTGTTCTCTGGCAGCATCTCGGCCGGCTCGAACAGGGAGTAACCGCCGTGGCTCAGGAGCTGCACATAGCGGAAATGCAGCGTGCCGTCTTCGTCATCCGGGTCGCGCTTCATCACGTCGCCGAAATGGGTGAACCCATGAAAGGTAGCGGTCTTCTCGATTATGCTGCGCAGGATCGTGAAGTGATAGGTGAAAAGACTTCCCGACTGTTCAGCCTCGTGTAGCGCCTTCAGCATCGCAACATGGTAGAAGCGCGGTGTCTGGCCCGTATCGCGCAGCTGCCAGCCAACCGCCTCACGGCTCAGGAAGAACTGCCAGGGCCTGCTCAACTCGTTGCACAGCACGTTAAAGAAAAGCGTGTGGTGGGAGGAGACTACGGCCTTCAGTCTGTCCTGGTCCTTCAACATCCGGGCCAGATGCGCCGCCACGGCGATGGCGTTATTTTCGTCAAGCGAAGAGATGGGATCGTCGATGAACAGGTATTTCACCCAGTCATAGGCTTCCTGCCCATCCATCGCCAGTTGCGCCACTGCCAGGAAGAAGCACCAGATGAACAGGTTCTCCTCGCCGCGCGAGATCTTGATGGGCACAGGTACATCTTCGTCCCTGGCGTTCTTCGCCGTCTCGCGCCAGAAGAGGACCGTGCCCGCGCCATAGTCGATCTGGAAGTCGAAGTCGGCATGGCGCCGCAACAGTGGTCGGATGCGGTTTTCCATCTCGAGTTCGGCGAGCCCGTTGAAGAAGGCGGAGGCCGTGTTCATCCGCAGCACGCGGTCACGGTCATTTTCCAGGTCGTTGTCCCAGCTGAAGAGGTCTTCGGTGAAGGCGTTGAAATAGAGCGTGTCACGGGCCGTGACCGCGCCGCCCTCATCGCGCGCCTTGCCGAGTTCCTTGAACGCCATCGACAGGCGTGTCTTGCCGGTGCCGTTGTGGGCAAAGAGCAACGTGCATTTCTTGTTCTTCGCCTCGATCTCCTGCCGCAGGTGGGCGGCAAGCGCTTCGAGCGTGGCGAAGGTCTGCGCTTCAGCCATGGATCAACCGGCCTCCCGCGGGAAAAGCTGCTGCATCAGGCCGTGCTTGTAATTCTTCAGCGTTTCGATCTGCTCGCCCTGCGCCCGGATCAGCTCGTCGAGCGATGACAGGCAATCGGCAATCTTTTGTTGTTCTGCTAGTAAGGGGGGAACTGCCAGTTGAAGCCTTTCCAGTTGCGTAGGGTAAAGATGAACAACGGAGTCACCTTGCGCGACTTTGCTGATTTCCGATTGTAGATTGCCGCGTATGTAATAGGCCAAAAAGCACCCCTGCAATGGCGTGCGAAGAATGTTTAGGTCACCCCCCAAAGCAACGCCTGCCGATGTTACACACGATGCTGTTGCGATATCCTCCTTGGTCTCACCAGATGCCGGAACGATCACATCGCCTTCTTCGCTAAGGACAAGATCTGCTGGATCGGCGTCAGTACGCGAAGCTACCTCACGAATGATCTCGCCATAAACGGTGTAAAGCTCGCCGTAGCGGACGCACGGCAACGCTCCGTCCGGCGCAATGTCGGACTTGGATATGCCCTTGCCTTTGACGATCGTTCCTATCTCCCCCAACCGCTTCAAGTCCCATGGGCCGGCGTTGCGGAATTCGGGGAAGCGCAGGCGGGGCACGGTCTCGTCGGGGCGGGGGAAAAGGCGTTGCATCAGTCCGCGCTTGTGGTCCTGCAGCGCCGCCAGCCGCGCGCCTTCCGCCCGGATCATATCGTCGAGCGAGGTCAGGAAATCTGCGATCTTCTCTTGTTCGCCAGAATCCTTTCGAGGATACGGAACAAGCTTTTCCTTGAGTGCTGAGAAATGGCGGTTGTAGCCCTTTTGCTCGACAGGATTTGCCTGCAACGAACGAAAAAGAAAGAGCGCACCGATCTCTTCAGACGGCGACAAGATCTTGATGCCATCCGCACCCTGAGCAAAGGGAGAATCCGCCAGTTTCACAACGCAAGAGTGATCGCCGAAGATCACGACCGGGAAATCTGCCTCGATCAGCGCGGTTTCGTCATCGGTCCAACCACAAATGTCAGCCGGCGACTGATCGATGATCGGGATTTGACCGGACGACTGATAATCGGTCGTCTGGATTTTCTTGGGCGGTGTGATCGTGGTGATCAGCTCCCCCAACCGCTTCACCTCCCACGGCCCGGCATCGAGGAATTCGGGAAAGCGCAAGCGGGGGACGGGGCCGTGTTTTTGGGCTTCAGTTTTCTTCATAGACTTCCAGCCCCGAAATCTCGCGCCCCTCGGCTTTGCGACGAAGAAGCGGGATCAAGTCTTCCATCAGCGCCAGCTCGGCCCGCGCGCGCGCCTTCCATCCCAGCCCCTTGGGCTGGAACAGATCGGCTAGCGCGTCGGGGTCGAAGATGTAGCGGTCGAGGATCAGATCAACGAAGCGCTGCAGCGCCTCGGCCGGCAGGTCGTGCGCCTCGGCGATGCGGGTCAACTCGGCCGCCTGCCGCGCGGCCCTGAAGCGCTCATAGCCCTTGCGGATGTCCTCCTCGCTCAGTCCCTGGCCCTCGGTCAGACTGGCAACAAAGGCCTCGAGATCGTCGCGCTCCTCCATCAGCCGGGCGGAGGAGGCAAGAAGGCGCATCAGTTCTTCGCGCGTCATCTTCTGCCGCTGCGGCGCAGCCTGGCTAAAGCGTGCGATGAGCCGCATGATATAGTCGTAATCGATAAGCGCCGAGTCGAAGAGTACGAATTCGAAATCGAGCTGTTCGGCGGGGCTGGCGGGGTCGGCCTTGGTACGGGCCTCCTCTTGCAGGCGCCGGGCGACCTCGAGATACTGGGCCGAGAAGGCGCGCAAGTCGTCGCGAGACATCAGCGCCTCAATCTGCGCCTTCTGCTCAGTTGTCAGGTCAGTATACTGGTCGAGCTGGGTCGCGAGCCGCTTGACCTCCTTGAAGCGTTCGATGAAACCCGCGCGCGCCTCGTCGCCCTTGAGGTTGCTCGCCTCCTCGGGGCGGGCCTGAAGCCCGCGGGCCGCCATGAAGTCCATCAGCTTACCGGTGGCGTCTTCGAGCTTCCCGATCACCTTCGGCGCGGGATCGACCAGCCAGACCTCCTTGGCGCGGTCTTGCGCTTCACCCGAGAAGAGCGCGATGGCCTCGTCCACGGCGTCGCGCTGGGCTCGGAAGTCAAGGATGTTGCCGTAGGGTTTGGAATCATTCAGCACCCGGTTGGTGCGCGAAAAGGCCTGAATGAGGTTGTGATATTTCAGGTTCTTGTCGACGTAGAGGGTGTTCAGATACTGCGAGTCGAAGCCGGTCAGCAGCATGTCCACCACGATGACGATGTCGATTTTCCTGGCGTGTGGTAGGTCGACGTTCGGATATTTCTGATCCTTTATCCGTTGCTGGATGTCCTGATAGTAGCTGTCGAAATTCGACAGATCGTGGTTGGTGCCGTAGCGGCCGTTGTAATCGGCGATGATTTCGGCCAGCGCCGCCTTTTTGCGGCCGGGTTCCTTCTTGTTGTCCTCCAGCTCCTGAGGCAGGTCCTCCTGCAGCTGGGCCACGTCGCGGTTGCCCTCGGCCGGGGGCGAGAAGACACTGGCGATGTTGAGCGGCCGGAAATCTTCGTCTGCCGCGGCGCGCTCGGTCTGGATTTCTTGGAAAAGGCGGACGTATTCGATGGCGTCGTCGATCGAGGCTGTGGCAAAGAGCGCGTTGAATTTCCTCTGATTGGCGGCGGCGTTGTGCTTTGCCAAGATCGCCTCGACCACGGCTCGCTTGGCCAGGGTCTCTCCCGGCTTGATGGATGCGCCGTCGGGTTTGAAATAGTCGACATGGAAGCGCAGAACGTTACCGTCGTCGATGGCATGGGTGATCGTGTAGGCGTGGAGTTCTTTTTCGAAGATGTCCTCGGTGGTGACGAGGCTCGCCTCTCGTCCCTCGACCCGGCTGTAGCTGGCATTCCGCGGGAAGATTGGCGTACCGGTGAAACCGAAGAGCTGGGCGTTGGGAAAGAAATCTCGAATCGCCTTGTGGTTCTCGCCGAACTGCGAGCGGTGGCATTCGTCGAAGATGAAGACGATGCGCTTTTCGCGCAGCGGATCGAGGCGCTCGCGATATTGCCGCTTGTTCGTGCCGTCGAGTGCTAGGCCCAGCTTCTGGATCGTGGTGACGATCACCTTGTTCCTATAGTCGTCGGACAATAGCCGCTGCACGAGGGTTTCTGTGTTTGTGTTCTCCTCGACGCAACCAGGCTGGAAGCGGTTGAACTCGTCGCGTGTCTGTTTGTCGAGATCCTTCCGGTCGACGACAAATAGGCATTTCTCGATGTCAGGATTGTCCTTGAGCAGGGTTGAGGCCTTGAACGAGGTCAGCGTCTTGCCTGACCCGGTGGTGTGCCAGATGTAGCCGTTTCCCCGGTTCTCGTGGATACAGTCGACGATCGCCTTGACCGCATAGACTTGGTAGGGGCGCATCATCATTAGTTTCCGCTCGTTCTGGATGAGCACCATGTAGCGGCTGATCATCTCGGCGAGCGTGCATTTGGCTAGGAACTGCTCGGCGAATTCCGAGAGATGCTCGACTTTCCTGTTATCGCGGGCTGCCCAGCGATATATCGGCAGGAATCTCTCCTCGACATTAAAGGAGAAATGCTCGTTGTTGTTATTCGCGAAATACCAAGTCTGGCTGCGGTTGCTGACGACGAATAGCTGAGTGAAGCACAGCAGGCTGTTGCCGTAACCGTTTCCGGGGTCGTTTCTGTAGTCGATGATCTGCTGCATCGCTTTTCGGGGCGACACGTGTAGCGACTTAAGCTCGATCTGTACCAGCGGCAAGCCGTTGAGGAGCAAGAGAACATCGTAGCGATGATGGCTGGTCCGTGTATTCATCCGCAGCTGGCTGAACGACCTCGAAGGTGTTCCTGCACCAGTCCTTCAGATTCACCAGTTGGTAGTGCAGCGGTGTTCCGTCTTCGCGCTCGAAAGTATTCCAATTCCGCAGGCGCTCCGCATTCGCGAACACGTCAGGTGTCACGATCATTTCGAGGAGCCGCTCAAACTCGCTGTCAGTCAATTTGACCCGGTTCAGAGGAGTTTCGAATTTGTCGCGGAAATTTCGCTCGAGCTCATCGCGATCACGAATGTCATCGCGCTGCGAATACTTGAGGCTCGCGAGCTTTGTAATGAGTTCTTGCTCGATTTCAGCTTCTTTTGTCATTCATTCCGCCGGATTTTTCGGCCGCACCGCTATGCTTGCGCGAGAGGCTTGTTATCCGACAAGTAGCCCCTGCCTACGATTGTGTCGAGATGCTGTCCCTCCCAATCCGCCGGAAACCCCTCCAGCAACCGTCCCAAGGTCACCTCCGGCCCGTGCTTCCCTTCCAGGATGCCCTCGATGATGTCAGGCGCGAGCAGCGAGAGCCGCAGGACGCGGGTCATATAGGAGGGCGCGATGCCCTCCCGTTCGGCCAGTTCGGCGATGGTAGCGAACTCACCCGACTCCAGCATCCGTTTCCAGCGGAACGCGCGAGCCAGTGCCTTGACCAGCGCGTTGTCGGTCCGCCGCGAGTGCGCCGCGCCTTCTGGCAACTGCATCTCTTTCCGCCCGCCCCGCTTCACGACGCGGAACGGGACATGGATGGTCATGGTGTCGGGGATGGGCGTGGCGCGGGTCATACTTCAGCTCCGGCATCGGCGGTGATTTCACGCGCCAGCGCCGCCAGTCCGTCCATGCGCAGGCGGAGGTTGAGAACGCTGCTGCCGATCTCGACACGTTCGACCAACAGCATCACGATGCGTGCCTGCTCGCCGGGGAAAAGTTCATCCCACAACGGATCGAGTTTCTGGAGGGCCGTGCGAGCGTCGGCCTCGGTGATTCCGTCGCCTTGCGTCCGCGCTGCCTTCCACGTGCCCGCGACAATCTCGGGCTGGCGGAAGACAGCACGCAGTTGGTCGATGACGGCGGCCTCGATCTCGCCCGCAGGCACGCGGCCGATGGTACACGCCCCCGCGCCGTGCTTCAGCACCGTCTGGCTGACGTAGTAGCGGTAGAGTCTGCCGCCCTTGCGCGTGTGTGTCGGCGAGAACGCGGCGCCATCGGGCCCGAACAGCAGCCCCTTCAGCAGCGCGGGCGTGTCGGCGCGGGTCCGGGCGGCGCGTTTGCGGGGGCTCTCCTGTAGGATGGAGTGAACCTTGTCCCATGTCTCGCGGTCTATGATCGCGTCGTGTTCGCCGGGATAGCTGTCGCCCTTGTGGACTGCCTCGCCAAGGTAGGCGCGGTTTGACAGCATCCGGTACAGATACTTCTTGTCGATCCGGTTCCCGCGAGGCGTGCGGATGCCGCGCTTGCCGACCTCTCGCGCCAGTTCCGTGGCCGAGCCGATCTCGAGGAAGCGGGCGAAAATCCAGCGCACATGGCCGGCGGCGGGTTCGTCAACCAGCAGCTTCCGGTTTTCCACGCGATAGCCGAAGGGCGGCACCCCACCCATCCACATCCCCTTCTTCCGGCTCGCGGCGACCTTGTCGCGGATGCGTTCTGCGGTGACCTCGCGCTCGAACTGGGCGAAGGACAGCAGGATGTTCAGCGTCAACCGCCCCATGGATGTGGTGGTGTTGAACGACTGCGTCACCGAGACGAAGGTCACGCCATTGCGGTCAAACACCTCGACCAGCTTGGCGAAGTCGGCGAGCGAGCGGCTGAGGCGGTCGATCTTGTAGACGACGACCACGTCGACCAGCCCGTCCTCGATGTCGCCGATGAGCCGCTGCAGGCCGGGCCGTTCCAGCGTCCCGCCCGAGATGCCGCCGTCGTCATACTGATCGCGGACCAGCACCCAGCCCTCGGAGCGCTGGCTGGCGATATAGGCTTCGCAGGCTTCCCGCTGGGCGTGCAGGCTGTTGAACTCCTGCTCCAGCCCTTCCTCAGAGGATTTCCTTGTATAGACGGCGCAACGGAGCTTGAGGACGGGTTTCGATTTCTCCGGCGGCTTCGTCATGTCCGCCCCCTGTGGTTCTTCAGGCCGAAGAAGACCCAGCCGTTCCAGCGGGTGCCGGTGATGGCGCGGGCGATGGCGGACAGCGACCGGTACGGCCGCCCCTGCCACTCAAAGCCATCGGCGGTGACAGTGACGACCTGTTCGACGCCCTGCCATTCGCGCAACAGCCGCGTGCCGGTGATCGGGCGGTCACGGTCGAGGCGGATGGCGCGCTTCTTGCGGTCACCGCCATCCAGGTCCTCGCCGAGCCGCTCCAGCCGCTGGATGGTCTCGGGTTTCAGCCCGCCGTAGGCCAGTTCCTGAATGCGGTAGGCCAGCCGGCTTTCCAGGTAGCGCCGGTTGAACGGCGGCGGCTCGCTGTCGAACAGATCGCGCCACTGCTGCTTCAGCTCTGGCGTCGTCGCGGTCTTGAGCGCGGCCAGGCGCGCGGGGATGGGATCATGCGTGGTCATGCGGTCTCCGTTGGGTTCCGGGTTGCATGACGGCATCGGACAGCCGGATAGTGTAGGTGAATTTCTCTTGTTTCGTCAGAAGGTTCGCCCCGACCGCGCTGCAGCACCCTGACCAGCCCGAGCGCCAGCAGGCCGCACAGCTCAGCGCGGCGCTCGGCGGGCGTCATCACCGTAGGAGCGAGTGGGTTGGGGCGACGAGTGGGACCGGGATCGAACATCATGATCCATCGGTGCATGATTGCGCAGATGACCGCGACCTCGGAACGGGTCAGCCCGTGCCCGCCCCGAAAGGGTGAACCCTTTCGGTGTTGCAACACCTTGGTGGGTTGAGGGGTCAGGGCGTTCCCATTATGTTCGAACTGTCCCCAATCGATTCACGAGGCCCCCATGTCGCTGCAATCGCTCGACCGTACCCAATGGAGTTTTGCAGAGGCGCTGGCCCATGTGCAGAACGTGACGATCGCGCGGCGCGCGGTGGAAGCGGCAAGTTTGCCGCCCAGACCGGTGCCGGAATACCAGACCTGGAACCGGCCGCAGGACCCGACGATCGCGTGGAAGGCGGAGGCGGAGACCGAGTTGCTCGTCGCGTTGCGAGACGGGGATCTTCTGGCGCAGGGGCGATACACGGAGGAGCGGACCCATGGCTGGGGCAACGGCGGCAGCAGCAGCGGTTTCGGCCTGCATTCGGGCTACCACACCAGCATCCGCCCGGAGCAGTGGCGCGAGGGCAAGTATTCGTTCGGGCGGCTGACCGCGCGGGATTGGGAATTCATCGACATCCGCGTGGCGCGTTTCCTCGTGAAGGCGATCTGGCCAGATTACATCCCGGAGCCGGCGCGACCCGCGCAAGGCGCGGCAGATGCAATATACACCACGCCCTATCTCGATCTGATGCAGGCCGCGATTGCACATTTCGGGATTTCGCAGGGGAACCAGGGCAAGAAGGAATGCCTGATGGACTGGTTTCTCGAGCAGCAGATCGAGGGCGAACCGGTTTCCAACAAGCTTGCCGACGCCATGGCAACGCTGATCCGGCTGCCGTCGGCACAGCGCGGTGGGGCGAAGCGGGTGCTGGGCCCCGATCTGCGGCACACCGGATAGGTGCGGCCAGGGAGGCTTCAAACGCGTTGGCGAGGACAACGCGATTTTGACGGTGGCTGCTTCGGGCTCGTCCTGTTGTACAGGCCCTCGATGCGCACGCTGCAAATGCGCCCCCCCCCGACTTTGGCCGTCCCGATGAAGGGCTGAACCGTTCAACCCGTTTGTGCGAAACCGGGTTCACCCCACGACGGCAAGCTGGCTCGGAGCGGCCTCGGAAGCGGCTCACTGGCTCCCTTGGGGTCAACCCATGATCTGACGTGATTACAACGCCTTGCTGGAAGGGTTCCACCCATTCCGGTGGGGCAGCGCGCGGCCGGGCGGACCGGCTCCGACGTCGCGAGGGGCGGCTGGAAGGCGGCAGAACCGGGGGCAACGACGCCCTCAACCCGGTTCCCGACGCCCGTGTCCGCCTGCCTCCGCCACCCCCTGCGCATCGCTGCCGCGGCCCCTGTGCCGACTGGCCTGCGCAGGCGCGCCCCGCTGGGGCCGCGATGAGCGGGCGGGACTGGCAGGCCTTCGATGCCGAGCTGCGTGCGCGGCTGCCGGAGCTCGCCGTGGAGATCCTCGGCAAGCCGAACTTCCGGGCCGGCCAGGAATGGCGCTGGGGCCGCAAGGGCAGCCTCTCGGTGGTGATCGCCGGTGCCAAGGCCGGCATGTGGTTCGACCATGAGACCGGCGACGGCGGCGGCTTTGTCGATCTGGTTGCACGCGAGAAGGGCTTCAGCCGTAAGGATGCCCTCGACTGGACGGCCGACCGCTTGCGCCTGGGGCAATGGCATCGGCCGATCCGGCAGCGCCCGGCGCCACCGATCCTGGCGGCAGACGCGCCGGTTTCGCCCCAGCCCCATGCGGCCGAGACGTCCCGGACTCATCTCCGCGAAGCGGACCCGGCAGTCGCGCGTGCAGAGGAAGCTGCGGGACGCGCCGCGCGCATCTGGGAGCACACCCAGCCGGCGCCGGCCGATCACCCCTATCTGACGGTGAAGCAGGTCGCCGCGCTCGGCCTGCGCGTCGACGCCCGTGGCCACCTCATTGTGCTGCTGCAGGACATCGAAGGCCGGCTCCACAGTGTCGAGACCATCGCCCCGGACGGCGCCAAGCGTTTTCTCGCCGGGGGCGCCAAGCGCGGCCATTTCTGCATCCTCGGCGCCGGTCCCGCCCCGGTCACGGATCCGGACGGGCCGATCCTGATCTGCGAAGGCTGGGCCACGGGTGCGAGCCTGCACCTTGCCACAGGCCACACCGTCATCGCCGCGATGGACGCAGGCAACCTGCTTCCGGTGGCGGAGGCGCTGCGCGGGCGGTTCCCGGAGGCCGACCTCGTCCTCGTCGCTGACAACGACGTGAAGCCCGACCGCGACAGGAACCCCGGCGTCTCGGCCGCGCGCAAGGCGGCGCTGGCCGTCGATGGCCGCCTCGCGGTGCCCGATGCCCCCGGCGATGCCAATGACCTGTGCCGCACCGAGGGGCCTGAGGCCGTTGCCTTGCTGGTCGCGGCCGCAGCGAAGATCCCGCCGCTGCCACCGACATGGCCGGCGCCAGTCCTGACGCCGGACGAAGCGCGCGCCAGCCTAGCCAACGCCATCAGCACCTTCATGGGTGCGATCCCCGCGTACTGGGCCGCCGTGGAAGCCGCCCGCGAAGCCGCGCAGGACGCGGGCGAGAACCGCGATCCGCTGGATTTCAACCTGGTGGCGCGCGCGGCCCTGCCGCCGCTTTTCGGCCTGCCGGTCGATGTCGGCCTCGGCAAGACCTCCACCGCCCGTGCCGCGATCGCGGACCTCGTCATCTCGGGCGGGCTCGGGAACCGCAAGGTCGTTTATGCGGTGCCGCGCCACGATCTCGGTTCCGAACAGGTCGCGGCCCTCAAGGCGCTCGGCCTGCGCGCCATGCTCTGGAAGGGCCGCACCGCCCCCGATCCCTCCCAGGACAATCCCGAGCAGCAGATGTGCCTCGACCCCGAGGCCACCTTCGATGCGCTCGAGGTCGAACATCCGGTCGAACAGAGCTGCTGCAAGGTCAAGCGCGGGGGCGAGCTGCATCTCTGCGCGCATTACCGCGCCTGCGGCTACCAGCGGCAGAAACTGGAGGCGCAGGCAGCGCAGGTGATCGTCTGCGCCCATGACAGCCTCTTCCACATGAAGCCGGAAGCCATCGGAACGGTCGGCCTGCTCGTCATCGACGAGGCCTTCTGGCAATCGGGCCTGCGCGGCCTCGACGGCAAGGCGACGCTGACGCAGGACGGGCTGGAGCCGGGGCGGACCTCGCTGGTCTGTTACGGCGCAAAGGGCAGGATCGACATCGGCGCCACCGCCGATCTGGTCGCCGCCCGCGGCCGGCTCTGGAAGGCGCTGCAGGTCTGCGAAGCCGGTCCCCTGCGCCACGGGCTCTTGCAGGCCGTCGGCCTGACGGCCGAGGACTGTCGCAATGCCGCGACGCTGGAGCGCCGCCGGATGCGCGATGCGGGGCTTCTGCCCGGCATGTCCTGCGTCGAACGGCGAAAACGGATCGAAGCGGTCCTGCCGCCCGCGAGCGAGCCCTGGGCGCCGCCGGGACGTTGCGCCACGCTCTGGCTGATCCTCGCCGAGGCGCTGGAGCACGACCATGATGCGGCCGGTGCCGAGCTGGTTCACGAGCGGACCGATAATGGCTCGGTCCGGGCGCTGAAGCTGCGCTGGCGCAGTCGCCTGCGCGCCGGCTGGGCGGGTGAGGCGCCAATCCTGCATCTCGACGCGACGCTGCGGCCGGAACTCGTCCAGACCTACCTGCCGTTGATCGACATCGGCGCACATGTCGCCGCGCGCCAGCCGCATGTGCGCATCCGCCAGGTGACCGGCAGCCCGACTTCGGCCCGCGCCCTGACGCCGGCAGCGGACGCCCCGGACCGGGATCGGAAGGCCGCCGCAACCCGCTTGCGCGATCTCCGCGCCTGGATCGCGCTGCGCGCACGACAGTGCCATCGCCCCGCCGCGCGCGCCGATCTGCTGGTGGTCGGCCAGAAGGCCACGGTCGACGCGCTTCGGGCCACGGGCCTGCCGCCGCGGGTCGAGGCAGTGCATTTCAACGCGCTGAGCGGGCTCGACCGCTGGGGCGATGTCGGCGGCATGATCGTCATGGGCCGCACCCTGCCCGCGCCGCGCACGGTGGAACTGATCGCCATGGCGCTCACCGGCCGCGTGCCCGCACCGAACCCCGAGGACGCGGGCTGGTGGTATCCGATGGCAGAGCGCCGCATCCGGCTGGCAGGCGACCGGACGGCGCCGCTCGCCACGGAGGCCCATGCCGACCCGATTGCCGAGGCGGTGCGCTGGAGCATCTGCGAGGGCGAGCTCATCCAGGCGATGGGGCGCGGGCGCGGCGTCAACCGCACCGCCGACACGGCGCTGGAGATCGACCTGCTGACCGACGTGGCCCTGCCGGTCACGGTGGACGCGCTGGTGCCGTGGTCCGAACTCAAACCCTCCCGGCGTGATCTGATGGCGCTGTCCGGCATCGTGCTGGAGAACGCCGCCGACATGGCCGCCTGCTTCCCCGACCTCTGGCCGAGCCACGAGGCAGCCAAGAAGGACGGCCAGAGGAACGGGACAAATGACTATTATAGAGACCTCTATAATAGCAGAATGTCCCCTTCCTCTGTGGAGGTGACCTGGCGCCCGGCCGGGCCCGGCCATCGCGCCCGGACCGCCCGCGTCGATCTCGCCCGTATCCTCGATCCGGAAGCCTGGCTCACCAACCGTCTCGGGCCGCTCGCCAGTTTCGAGATCCGGCACATCGGCAGCGCGGCGAATCCTGTCACCGATCCCGGCGACCCGGACCGTCTCGACGCTCTCGCATCCCGCCTGACCGCCAGCATGCAGGCCGTCGTCGCCACGCGGCGCGCCGCCCTCGACGCGCTCGCGGCCCGGCTGGCGGCCGCGAACCCCGCCGCCCTGCTGCGATCCGATCATCCCGAACCACAAGAGGAGACCGAGGCATGAGTTACGACAGGATGCGCCTCTACGACGCCGGCCGCTTCCAAGATACCGAGCTGCCCGACTGGTATCACGAGGCCGAGCGGCTGAGCGAGACCGAGCGCATCGATTTCCACCGGGCCTTCGAGCGCGTCCTCGATTGCGAGCACACGCTGCTGACCGAGGAGGGCCTACTTGGCGGCGCGATCGAGATCCGGTTCTGGCCAAGCGAGATTCATGGCATCTTCGTCCTGATCGAGACACCGCTGGCCTTCATCGAGCAGATCGTCGTCCCGAACCCCGCCGACTGGCTGCCGTTCCTCTCCCGCCATCTCGCGCCCCTCATCGCGGTCTCCAACCAGAGCGCCATGATCGCGCTGCATGGCAAGATCGGGAACGCCTTCATCGCCTGGGCGCGCCACGGCGAAGGCAGCCATGTCGATCGCGAGACCGGTCTCAGCCGGATCGATCTCGACAACGACCGGGATCGCCGTCGGGCCCAGCAGGCCCGCGCGGCCATGGCGCGGGCCAGTCGGGAGGGGAGCGCATGAAGACGATGCGCTGGCATCCTCCGGGCTATGGGGGCGAGCGGCGGGACCCCGACCGCGTGAAGCGGGAGGGCTGGCGCGACCAGGGTGTGCTGGCCGTCTCGATCGACGATGAGCGCCTGAGCTGGCCCGAGAAGGAACTGGTGCGGCAGCTGGGCGACCGGCTTTACGGCAGATGTGAGGAACGGGCGGATGGCTGACTGGACCCCCATCATGGTCGAGGATCGGCTTGAAAGCGCCGCCGACGTCTTCCGGTCGCTGCCCAATGTGAAACCGCAGGGCTATTTCAACGCATGGCCCGAGTATTTCCACAGCTTCGGCGACATGGTCGGTCAGGAGCCGACAATGAGGCGGCCGAGGCCCGGCCCGCGTCAAATCACCGAAGCCGAGGACGCTCTGCTCTGGTTGCGCTGGATCGTGCCCGCTGATGCGCGGCTCCTCTGGCTCCGGGCCAACCGCAAACCGTGGAAGCCGATCTGCTGGGAGTTGGGCATCAGCCGCGCCACGGCGAACCGGCGTTGGCAGTATGGCATCGCCGTCATCACCTGGCGGCTCAACGGAAAGCGGGTGCCGGGGAAACGGTCGATGGAGTTCGTGGTGGCGAAGGCCGGATGACGGGTGCCTCAGGCCCCGAACGGGTTCAGCACCTCGACCCCGATCCCGGCGACATCCGCCTCGTTCCGGGTCACCAGCGTGAGACCGTTGGCCTTCGCCGTTGCCGCCAGCAATGCGTCGATCACCGGCACGGGCCGGATCGCATTCATCCGCCCCCATTCCTCGGCGACCGCAGCATCGACGGGCAGCACCCTGTCGGCAAAGCCCGCTACCACCTCGCCGAGCCATGCCTCCAGCGCCGCTGCCTTCTGCGGATCGCGCCGGCGCGCCAGTTCCACGCCCTTGCGGATTTCGCCCAGCACCAGCGCGCTGAGCCAGAGATCGTCCTCGGCCACCTCGGCCCACCAGGTGGCGACGCCCGGATCGCAGCGGTTGCCCTTGCGGATTTCGGAGATGACATTGGTGTCGATCAGGAAGCTCACAGGGAAAGCTCGCGCCCGAAATCGCGTGGACGGTCGATCTCGATGCCCTCGAGCGGAGCCGCCGCCAGCAGCGCCTTCAACCCGCCCGAGCGCGCAGACGCGATCTTCTCACGCAGCAGCGCGCGGGTCTCGGCCTCCCGCGTCGGATCGCCAAGCGCGGTTGCGACGTCGCGCACCAGCCTGGCATCCTCCTTGCGGACCTGAACCTCGACGCGCACGAAACCCTGCCGCTGGCGGCGCTTGCGCCATTGGGTGACGGGGGATGGATCGGTGTTGCCCATTATGCCCTCCATTTCCGGAAATTATACCGGAAATGTGGTGAAGCGGCAACGGCGTTCAAGATCGGGCTGTCAACCCCCGCCGCACCGATGAGACAATTTCCGGTGAGACACCGGAAGGCGAGACGGATTCCATCCGGGAGGCTATGAAATCCATATGCTCGGGAGAGGAGCGCGCAGGCACTGGCCGCGTCGCTGGCTTCCGGGGTCCAGCAAGGAATCCAGCCGGAATCCGATCCGGGGTCCAGCGGGCGCGAGACGCGGCGAGAGTTCGCATCTGGCAAGCGGTCGGCGGATGGTCGGCGCGAAATCGGCCAACCCTTTGATATCTTGGTTCCTTCCTGGCCGAAATCCTATGCTGGCGGGCGAAGCGCGGCACATCGCTAGCGACAGGGCCGGATTTTTGGGAAGCCACCCGGAAGCCAGCACCGCCTGATCCCGCCTGAAACACTGCAAATTCAAACCCTTGAAGCTGGACACCCCCGGTGGCCACTGGACCCTGCGTGGAGTCCAGTCTGGACCCCGGAGTCCGGAAGCCAGGGGTATCCCCCTTGATCCGAGGAATGACCCGCTGATGACGCTGAGCTTCGCCCCCGAGCGGATCGAGATGTGGCCGCTGGCCAAGCTCCAGCCCTACGCCCGCAATGCCAAGGCGCATGGGGCGGACCAGGTCGCGAAGATCGCCGCCAGCATGGCTGAGTTCGGCTGGACCGTGCCCTGCCTCGTCGGAGAGGACGGCGAGTTGATCGCGGGCCATGGCCGGGTCCTGGCCGCCACGAAGTTGGGTCTGACCAAAGCGCCGGTGATCGTGCTGGGCCATCTGACCGAGGCGCAGCGCCGGGCCTACCGGATCGCGGACAACAAGCTGACCGAGCTCGGCACTTGGGACGAGGCGCTGCTGTCGGCGGAACTGAACGACCTGCTGGCCGAGGATTTCGACCTGTCGTTGGTCGGGTTTTCCGATGGCGAACTGGACAAGCTGCTGGCCTACGTCGCGGAAGACGACGGTGAAGAAGGTGGCGCCGGGGGCTCCGTGCCGCCGGTGACCATCCCCGAACCGCCACGCAACCCGGCGTCGCGCACCGGCGATCTTTGGATCCTCGGCGACCACCGTCTGCTGTGCGGCGACAGCACCAGCGCGGCCGACGTGCGCCGCCTGATGAATGGCGATCGGGCGATCCTGTTCGCCACCGATCCGCCCTATCTGGTGGACTACGACGGCTCGAACCATCCGACCCGCAACAAGGATTGGTCCGCGTCCTACGGCACAACCTGGGACGACTCCTCTCAGGGCGCGGAGCTCTACGACGGCTTCATCGCTGCGGCGGTCGCCGAGGCCATCGCCGAAGACGCCGCCTGGTACTGCTGGCACGCCTCGCGCCGCCAGGCGATGCTCGAGGCTTGCTGGGAAAAGGCCGGCGCCTTCGTGCACCAGCAGATCATCTGGGTGAAGGACCGCGGCGTCCTCACCCGGTCCCACTACCTCTGGAAACACGAGCCCTGTTTCATGGGTTGGCGCCGTCCGAACCGCCCGCCGAAGGTGGCCGAGGAAACGCTGCCGTCGACATGGGCGCTGCCCAGCTTCGCCAAAGACGACCGGCCCGACCATCCCACGCCGAAACCGCTCGACGCTTTCGGGATCCCCATGCGCCAGCACGTCGCCCGCGGCGGGATCTGCTACGAGCCGTTCTCGGGCTCCGGTTCGCAGATCATGGCGGGCGAGGCCAACGGCCGCCGTGTGTACGCGATGGAAATCAGCCCGGCCTATGTCGATGTCGCCGTCGAGCGCTGGCAGGCCGATACGGGGCGTGAGGCGATCCTCGACAGCGACGGCCGGACCTTCGCGCAGGTGAGAATCGAGCGGCTGGGCGACGACACCGATACTCCGGACACGGACGCCGAACCCGAACCCGCGCGAAAGCGCCAGACCGCCGCGTGACATGCATGACCTGGCTTTACCTTCCTCCGGAGACGCTTCCGGGGCCGGAGACGCATGCCTCTTCGGCCTCTCTCTCTGCTCCGGCGCTGGCGGACTCGACCTCGGGCTCGCCATTGCCATCCCCGGATATCGTGCTGTGGGCCATGTCGAACGGGAAACCTACGCCGCAGCCACTCTCGTGGCGCGGATGGAAGACGCGCCCCTGGATCCGGCTGTTGTCTGGGACGATGTTGCAACCTTCGACGGCCGCCCGTGGCGCGGCGCGGTGGACATCGTCACTGCGGGCTATCCGTGCCAGCCATTCTCCGTCGCCGGAAAGCGCCGGGGCGTCGAGGACCCACGCCACCTCTGGCCGCATGTCGCCCGCATCATCGGCGAGGTCGAGCCGCACTTCGTCTTCCTCGAGAATGTCGCCCATCATCTCCGCCTCGGCTTCCCCGAAGTCGCCAGCGGACTGGTCGGCATGGGCTACAAGCTTGCGGCAGGCCTCTTCACGGCGGCGGAAGTCGGCGCGCCCCACAAACGCGAGCGGCTGTTCATCCTTGCCGTCCGCGAGGGGGACGAGCTGGCCGACCCCACGCGCCTGCTCTGGAACCCGGTCGAGCGGCGGGAACCGGACGGAACTGCTGCGCTTGTGGCCCACGCCAAGGGCCAGTGCCAACGAGAACCGGCAGACGAAGCCGACGCCCTCGCAGGAGGCGGGCCAGCACGGGATGAACCTCGCGACGACCGCCGCGCTATGGCCGACACCGCAGATCGACAGTTTCCGCAGCCGGGGTGGCGAACGGAAGGACGAGAAAGGTCTGGACCGAATGGCGCGGGACTGGCCTACGCCGATGGCGAACGACGGCTGCAAGCCGAGTGCGGGCAATCGCCGGACAGCGGACCTGACCCATGCGGCTGGGATGTGGATGACGCCGACAGCGCGGGATCACAAGGATGGAGCGACAACACTTGCGAACACGCCGGTGAACGGCCTGCTTGGCCGCCAGGTCCTGGTGACGCCGATGGCTGGGACAGATATCTCCGATGCGCGCCGAACCTTGAACCCGCTGTTCGTCGAGGCGCTGATGGGCTGGCCCACCGGGTGGACCGGCTTCGCCTCTGTGGCAACGGCGTGGTCCCACTGGTTGCAGCGCATGCGCTCAGAACTTTGGCAGCTGAATTGCTGGCAAATGGATGAGGTGACGGGATGAAGCAGTCGCGCGCCATGTCGCTGGTTGAAGCCGTCGCCAACGTGGTCGTCGGCTACGGCGTTGCCGTGGTCACCCAGATCCTGATCTTCCCAGTTTTCGGCCTGCACACGACGCTGGCGCAGAATCTGAAGATGGGCGCGGTTTTCACGGTGGTGAGCATCGCGCGTTCCTACGTCCTGCGACGGGTGTTCGAGCGGCTACGGCGTGTGTGAAGCGGCAGGGCGTTTCTGTGATGGACCCGAGACTCAGTTCACAAGCTCAAAAGCTACTGTAAGGCATTCGGCAGCATGATATGCATCTCTTGAGCAGCGAGTGGGGATTCAGAGCATGGTTTTCTTTCTAGACAAGGCAGGGCGAGACATCCGAATTGAAGTGAATGGAGACTGTGCTTACGCCTATCACGACGGGAAGAAAGTTGGTGATCTGATAACAACCGGACGGCGTGAAATTGACGAACGCTCGCCAGATATTCCGGCCGAGATTACCGGTTGGGAGGTCAATGAGGCTTATCGTGGAGCCGGCATTGCAACAGAAATGGTCAGCCAACTCGTAGACGAGATCGGCACTTTGCTTCCCGGAAAAAGAGACAGAGGCATTGGTGGTGAGAACGCCTTAACCGATGATGGCCTCTATATCACTTTGAAGTGTCAAAAGCTTGAATTGATCTATCCGTTCCCTGATGACGTCGATCCGTCGTCTTAGCGGATATGAGCGAATGGTCTAGACATAAGTATAAAGCCAGCTGCGTGGTCCGCTACCCTTGAGGATGGCGGCCCTGATGCTTGGGTCCACCTGCCGGCTCAAACAGTTGGAAGTTTGTACACGCGCCCGCGCCCCTCGAGCTTTTCCGAGGTCACCTCGAGCCCGAGCTTCTTCTTCAGCGCCCCGGCCATCGCACCCCGGATCGTGTGCGACTGCCAGCCAGTCGCCGCCATGATCTCCTCAATGGTAGCGCCGTCCGGCGCGCGCAGCATGGCGATCAGCTTGGCCTGCTTGGTCCCCTCGCGCGGCGTGCGCGCCTTGGGCGCGGCGTCTGGTTCGCTGGGGGTCTCGGGCGCGGGCCCTTCTGTCGGTGCGTCCGTCGCGCCCACGGGCGCGGTGTTCGCGTCCTCGGGCTCGATCCCGATGGCGGCGAGACCCGCTTCGGTGGCGACCAGCGTGGTGCCGTGGCCATCGCCGGTTTCGCGCCACACGGGTTCGCCCTTGCGCAGGTCGGCATCGACCTCCTGCAGGAGCCCCTTGGCAATCATCGCGCCGACCACCTTGACAGCGGCCCCACCGCGCAGGCTCTCGGGCAGCGGCAGGGCGATGCGCTCGGGCCGCTGGGCGGCGGCGCTCAGGATCATGGCTTGGGTGTCGGAAAGCTGGGTCATCGTCGTCTCCGTGTCGGGCGTGCGGGATGCAGGCCCTTCTACGAGGTCGAGCCCGCCAGTCGGCGGGCGGGACCGGGAGTGGGTCGCCTCACTCGGCGTGTTCGCCTTCCTTGAAGGCGCTGTCGGTGATCTCGCGCAGCTTGGCGCGGTAGTGGTTCAGGGTGCCAACGTGACCCCAGTGGATCTCGTCCGGGCTGGTCTCGAAATGGTCGGCGCTGAGGGCTGCGAGGCGTGCCAGCATCGCGTCGATCTCGAACTTGGCGGCGAGGAAGGCGTCGAGGGCTTTCGTGTTGTCCTGTGCGCGGCGGGTCATCATGGTGGCTCCGTGGTGAGATGCATCGTTCTTGTGGAGACACGTTCGCTCTGTCCGGGACGCCTTTCAACACGATAAGCATATGTTTTTGAATGATAATCGGAGCTTTCAATGCAGGGCATGAGCGAGCGCCAGTACGCCGCGCATGTCGGGCTGTCGCGAGGCGCGATCCAGAAGGCAAAGACGGCCGAACGACTGGTGCTGTTCACCGATGGCAGCATTGATGCCGGGGCCAGCGATGTGCGCCGGGCGGAAACGACCGACCCGTCGAAGACCCGCAAGCCGCCCGAGCCGAAGCTGAAGCCGGTCCCCGAAGCTGCCGTGGCTGCTGTCGGCGACACGCTGCGCGAACAGGGTCTGGCGGTGCCAGCCGTTGGCGGCGGCACGACCTATCTGCAGGCCAAGACTGCCAACGAAGTGCTGAAGGCACAGGAACGGCGGATCCGGCTGCAGAAGCTGAAGGGGGAATTGATCGAGCGGGCGCGGGCGCTGTCGCTGGTGTTCCGGCTGGCGCGGGAGGTGCGAGACGCATGGGTGAACTGGCCCGCACGCTCGTCGGCGCTGATGGCGGCGGAACTGGGCGTGGAACCGGCCGCGATGCAGAAGGCCTTGGAAAAACATGTACGCGCCCACCTCGACGAGCTTGCCGAGGTTCGGCCCGATTTCCGGTGACGACGACGGTTTGACCGACTTCGACGGCGCGGCGGAAATCCTGCGCACCTGGGGCGCGGGGCTTACGCCGGACCCCGACCTGACCGTGTCGCAATGGGCAGACAAGCACCGGATGCTGTCGGGCCGCGCATCGGCGGAACCGGGGCGCTATCGCACGGCGCGCACGCCTTACATGCGCGAGATCATGGATCGGCTGTCGCCCGGCGATGTGATGCAGCGCATCGTGTTCATGAAGGCGGCACAGGTCGGCGCGACCGAGGCAGGAAACAACTGGATCGGCTTTGCCATCCACCAGGCCCCGGGCCCAATGCTGGCGGTCCAGCCGACCGTGGAACTGGCCAAGCGCAACTCGCGCCAGCGGATCGACCCGCTGATCGACGAAAGCCCCGACCTGCGGGAGAGGGTCAAACCGGCCCGGTCCCGCGACGCGGGCAACACGATGCTGTCCAAGGAATTCGCGGGCGGCATCCTGATCATGACCGGGGCGAACTCGGCGGTTGGGCTGCGCTCGACACCGGCGCGCTACATCTTCCTCGACGAGGTCGATGCCTATCCGGCCTCAGCCGACGAGGAAGGCGATCCGGTCACGCTGGCGGAAGCGCGGTCGCTGACCTTCGCGCACCGGCGCAAGGTCTTCCTGGTCTCGACGCCCACCATTCGGGGGCTGAGCCGGATCGAACGGGAATACGAGGCCTCGGACCAGCGCCGGTTCTTCGTGCCGTGCCCGCATTGCAGCCACGCGCAGTGGCTGAAATTCGACCGGCTGCGCTGGCAGAAGGGGCGGCCGGAAACGGCGGAATATCACTGCGAGGGCTGTGATCAGCCCATCGGCGAACATCACAAGACGGCGATGCTGGAGGCTGGCGAATGGCGGGCGACGGCCGTTGCCGCCGATCCAACCACGGTCGGGTATCACCTCTCGGCACTCTACTCACCGATCGGCTGGTTGAGTTGGGAGCGGATCGTGCGGTCATGGGAAGCGGCCCAGGGGTCGGACGAGGCGATTAAGGCCTTCCGCAACACGATCCTTGGCGAAACTTGGGTCGAAACCGGGGAAGCCCCCGACTGGCAAAGGCTCTACGACCGGCGCGAGCGCTGGAAATCCGGCACGGTGCCAGCGGGCGGGTTGTTCCTGACCGCCGGGGCCGACGTGCAGAAGGACCGGATCGAGGTCGACGTCTGGGCCTGGGGTCGCGGGTTGGAAAGCTGGCTCGTTGATCATGTCGTGATCGAGGGCGGGCCGGACCGACACGATGCCTGGTCAGAGCTGACGACCTTGCTGGATCGCTCCTGGCCGCATGAACGTGGCGCGCATCTCAGGATCGCGCGGCTTGCCATCGACACAGGCTATGAGGCCCCGGCGGTCTATTCGTGGTCGCGGGCACAAGGGTTTGGGCAGGTATCGCCGGTGAAAGGTGTCGAGGGGTTCAACCGTTCGAGCCCGGTATCGGGGCCGACATTTGTCGATGCGACCGAGGGCGGCAAACGTCTGCGGCGCGGGGCGCGTCTCTGGACCGTGGCGGTGTCGACCTTCAAGGCCGAGACCTATCGCTTCCTGCGGCTGGAACGGCCGACCGAGGAAGACATGGCCGAGGGTGCCGCGTTCCCGCCAGGATCGGTGCATCTGCCGCATTGGGTCGAGAACGAGTGGCTGAAGCAGTTCGTGGCCGAGCAGCTGGTGACGGTGCGCACGAAACGCGGCTTCGCCCGGCTGGAATGGCAGAAGCTCCGTGAGCGCAACGAGGCGCTGGACTGCCGGGTCTACGCCCGCGCTGCCGCCTGGATTGCGGGAGCGGACCGCTGGACCGACGAAAAATGGCGGGACCTCGAGGATCAACTCGGGGCCGCGCCGACAGAAATGGATGGCGCGGGACGGGTCAACCGCCCGCAGGCCGCACCCCAGGGAAAACGGCAGTCGGACTGGCTTGGCCGACGCGGAGGATGGTTCTGACATGGCAGACTGGACGGAAACCGAGCTCTCGGCGCTGCGCCGGGCCTATGCCAGCGGCACGACCCGGGTCAGCTATGACGGCAAGTCTGTCGACTACGGCTCGGCCGAGGATCTGCTCGCCCGCATCCGGACCATCGAACGCGCCATCGCGGGGACGACCCGACCTCTGCCGGTCGCCGGGCTGGCGGGCTTCTCGCGCGGGGATCGCTGATGTCGGCCAACTGGTTCGATCACGCTATCGCGACGATCGCGCCTCGGGCTGCCGCCCGTCGCGTGCTGGCGCGACAGGCATTCGAGACCCTGGCGCGGGGCTATGACGGGGCCGCAAAGGGCCGCCGCACGGACGGCTGGCGGGCGAGCGCGTCTTCGGCCGACACCGAGATCGGCGTCGCCGGGGCGCTGTTGCGCGACCGGATGCGCGATCTCGTGCGCAACAACCCGCATGCGGCCAAGGCCGTTGCGGTGCTGGTGAACAACATCGTGGGCAGCGGCATCATGCCCCGTGCCGCCAGCGGCGACGACAAGCTGGACCGAAAGGTCGACGCCCTGTTCACCCGCTGGACAGCGGATTGCGACGCCGATGGCCAGCTGGATTTCTACGGCCTGCAGACATTGATCTGCCGCGAAATGGTTGAGGCGGGCGAGGTTCTGGTGCGCCGCCGTCTTCGGCGATCCTCGGACGGACTGCCGGTGCCGCTGCAAGTGCAGGTGCTGGAGGCTGACTTCCTCGACGCCACGAAATCCGGCGCCCTCGGCGCGGGGCGGCTGGTGCAGGGGATCGAGTTCGACCCGGTCGGCAAGCGGCGGGCCTACTGGCTGCACGCCGAGCATCCGGGCGACGCCTATGGCGCCTTGCAGAACGGCTTGCAGAGCCGCCCGGTCCCGGCGAGTGAGATCGCCCATGTCTATGAAAAACAGCGCACGCAGGCCCGCGGGGTTCCCTGGGGCGCGCCGGTGATCCGGTCCTTGCGCGATCTCGACGACTATGAAGTGGCCGAACTGGTCCGCAAGAAGACCGAGGCCTGCGTCACCGCGATCGTCTTCGGCGACGACGAATCCCAGCAGGGCAT